TTATCCGTTTTTGTTAACGGAGAAGATGTAGGGAAGATTTTGGAGAGCTATTACGACTAGTTAGCTATCCGACGAAACAGCAGAAAGCGAGGAATGAATGTGAGTGATAAATTAGCAGTCTTAATGGAATTTAATGGATACACAAAGGATGAACTGGAAGCTTATCTAAGTTTGAAATTTGGGTCAATGACTAAAGGCGGAATGACCGCTTCTATCCTGAGCCAATCAGGTTATGAAAAGGCAAAGTCTGTAATCTTTGGACAACCGCAACTCAACGAGAATCAGCAGATTGTGTTGGATTACTTGAAGGAGATAGCAAAAGAAGGTGTTTCACCAATGCTGGGAATGGAATTTTTGAAATATGAATTAGGACAAAATGAGTATAGCGGTTTCCGAGCGAGCGCAGTGGGGGGAGCTTTTTATGAGTTTAATAATAAGGAGGAAGCACAAGTATTGCAAGCATTCAGCCAGTGGGCTTTGGAACAGGAGGAAGAGTGATGGCGGCCTTTGTTGGGGGATGTATTGTATATGGAGTTAACAGATACCTATTCGGAGGAAACGCCGATCTTTCGATTTTCTTCGGGTTACTGACATCCATGTGGATCCATGCAAATGAAATTAAATATGAAATTAGAAAGAGTGATCGATAATTCCGCAATCGTCAGCGATAGCGAACAGGAGGGATAAGTATGAAACCGAGATATAGAGCATGGGATAAAGAAGAAAATCGTTGGATTAATATTGCATCTTTAGTATTTGATGAAGAAGGGGAATTGTGGTATTTGAGTCCGGTTATGGACGATTTTAATCCTGTTTATTATGAAAATGAACTTGGTAAAACATGGGAAATAATGCAATCCACTGGTTTGAAAGGGTATATGTCAGATTCACACGAAGACGATGAAGAAAAGGACGTTTATAGAGGTGACATCATTGATATCTTTTGGGAAGAGTGGCCCATGGGCTATTACCAAGAAAATCATATGATCGGTGTGGTTGATAAAGACGAAACAGGAACAGCATGGATAATCAAAGATGCCAAGTACGCCTTCGACACTCCCAAACCTATACCTAGTGAAGTTGATGGTATTTCTGTTTCCATGAGTTTACCTGATGCGGAAGATTTAGAAGAAATATTCTTGCACAATTTTAACTTAACATCAAGCGATATAACTATTTTAGGCAACATCTACGAGAACCCAGAACTTTTGGAGGAAGAAAAATGAAAATACAGGAAATAACTAACCAAATCAGTGGTTTAGATGGTTTCAATAGTGCAAAACCTAAAGAATGGGAACGTGGTTTTCTTGAGTGTAAACGCCAAGTTCTGGATTTGATAAGGAAAAGTACACAACTTTATGAAGTTGTATTTCTCGAAGATGACGACGGACGATATTTGTTAATGGAACTAGGTGAAAAATCCTATGATGTTGTCCATGAATCCGAAAACGAAGGTTATCGCAATCAGTGGTTCAAAGAAGCTGAAATCAAAGAAATTGATGAACGATATTGGGCTTTTGCAGTGCCGGTAGATGCCGATGAAAGTTAATCAGTACACAGTACTAGCGATGGTATCAATACTGCTAACAATCACTGGCTTGAGTTGGCTATCCTATACAATAGTGGACCAACAGGAACAAATTGAGCAGTTACAAGAACAACTGCAGCATGAGCAACTAAAATACAAAATGCTTTATCGTGATCCAGTGGTTAGGGACGCGATTGAGAGCGGAGGGTAAGAAAATGACAGATCAAAAACCAATGTGGCAGATAATGAGAGAAGCTGCTTTAGAACGTGAAGAAAATAAAATTCTAAAAAGAGAAGAGGAAAAACGAGCTGTTCAACAAAGGATAAAACAAATAGTAGCTAATTCTAATGATGGACACGATTATTACTTCCATGATGATAATGGTTCCAAAATGCGTGTTCAAAGAGTGCAAGAAATTCAATTCGGATTAAACCAAGTGAGGGCTCTTTTCACATTTGGAAACCAAATGTTCCTTGTTTTGTTGCCGGTAGATAATAATGAAAGATGGGAGCTAATCAGCAAGGATGATTGCTTATGACATTTGCAGTGTTAGTAGCCGTAGCACTTTTTGCGGCAGTATTCGCAAGTGTGATTTTTGGTAAAGAAATGGATGAAAAGGAGAAGCAAGCCATTGCCAAAGAAAAAATCGAAAATAAAAAAGAAAAAGCGTAGATTGCAACAAAAGGCAGAAGCTAATGGAACTGCTAAAAAGAAATAAAAAAGCCGGATTTCTCCGACTAAGTTATAAACCACAAATAAATTCTAACATATCGGAGGGGTCGAGGCTATGAGCTTATTTCCAGAAATTGATGAGAATAAAACTCGTGAAAGAGCACGTGAGCTTCTCGGAGACTATATGTCAATGAAGAGGCATGTGAGTTTTGACGACAGTGTCTATGATCTGACTCAAGCCATACAATACAGTGACATGCCCAAAAGCCCAAGCAGCCGGAATGGACAAGAGCATAAAACTGCTATGATGTTTCGAGGAATAACCAAGCAACATCAAAATTGTAATAGGAAAATCGCTGAAATCGATCATGCTATTAAGCAGCTTCCTGACATTTATCAGAAGATACTGAAAAAATCATACTGTGTAAAGAACCCATGTACGATCAACGAGTTGGCAGCAAGCATAACTGGATACAGGATCACCACGTATGGCCAGAAGGAAGAATTTCACTACAGCATCAAGAATATTGAACGCTTAAAAGCACAGGCTTTGATCGCATTTGCTGAAGCATATAAGATGGGAGAATTGATCACTCTAAAAAATTAGGGATAAAATAGGGAAAAGTTAGGGATAAAATAGGACATTTTTGACATTTGGCGTAATACAATAGTATCATCAACAAATTGTAAATATCAGGGCGCACTCCTTTATGATCAGTTGGCAGACCTACTTTCGTGATTCTCCTTTTAGCGCCCTGTATTTAACTAAGACGGCGACAAAAAATCTATTATGAATGGAGTTGAACACACTCCTTATCTTCATTCGCTAGCCGTCTTTTTCAGGAATTGGCTCAGTTTGGTAGAGCATCAGATTTTTAATCTGAAAGTCGTAGGTTCAAGTCCTACATTCCTGATTGGGAGTTGTCAATTAGATTACTCACATGGTCTTTGATACTTCCTACTAAAGTATAGATGAAAAGAAAGCGGTCCGGTTATGGGCCGTTTTTTTGTGCAGAAAGAAGGTGAACGAACATGACTATTACCAATAAGCAACAAGTATTTGCAGATGAGTACCTCAAAGATCTAAACGGTACAAGAGCTTATAAAGCGGCATACAAGAGCGTCAAAAAAGATTCTGTAGCAAAAGCTGCAGCTAGCCGATTGTTAACGAATGTTAACGTAAAAGCCTACATAGATGAACAGTTGGAAATTATGCACAATGAGCGAACTGCCGATGCACAGGAAGTCATCGAATTTTTAACTTCTGTCATGAGAGGTGAAGTGAAAGAGCCTGTTCCAATTTTAGATGGTGATGGCTACCAGAAAGTTGTCGAGTTGCAGCCGAGTGTGCAGACCAGGAGAGCCGCAGCGGTTGATATTGGTAAACGTTATGCGCTGTTCACTGATAAGTCTGAAGTGGCAATTACAGAACCGCCGCAATTTATTGACGACATAGGTGATTTAGATGGTAGTTAGGAAGATATCTGAATTTCTACCTAAAGCATTCCATACGACATGGCGTGCCGCTTTAAATCAAAATATCTTGAATGTCGTTGAAAAAGGCGGCCGTGGTTCAGGTAAGTCTTCTGATATCGCTCATATCATTATTCAATTGATTATGCGTTACCCAGTGAATGCTGTTGCCATTCGCTACGTTGGTGAGAACATTGAGCTTTCTGTTTATGAACAATTGAAATGGGCTATTGCCGAACAAGAGGTCAATGCCTATTTTCGCATAACCAAAAGCCCTATGCGTATCACTTACAAACCACGTGGAAATTATATTGCATTTCGTGGCGGACAAAATCCAGATCGCATAAAATCTCTAAAGGACAGTAGATTCCCTTTTACTATTGCTTGGATTGAAGAACTGGCGGAATTCAAAACAGAAGAATCTGTAACGACCATTACGAACTCACTTTTGCGTGGAGAGCTTCCTGATGGCCTTTTTTATAAATTCTTTTTTAGCTACAATCCACCTAAGCGAAAACAGTCTTGGGTGAATAAAAAATACGAGACCAGCTTTCAACCTGAAAACACGCAAGTCCATCATACGACTTACCTTGATAATCCGTTCATCTCTAAAAAGTTCATCGAGGAAGCGGAAGTAACGAAAGAACGTAACTTTCGACGATTCGAATGGGAGTACATGGGTAAAGCCATTGGGTCTGGTGTCGTGCCGTTTGACAATCTTAAAGTCAAGGCTGGCAGCATTACCGATGAAATGGTAGCAAACTTTGATAATATCCGTAACGCAGTCGATTTCGGATATGCAACAGATCCGCTAGCTTTTGTCCGTTGGCACTTTGATAAGAAGAAGAATGGCATCTATGCTATCGATGAAATCTATGGTGTAAAGATCAGCAACCGAGAATTAGGCAAAAGACTTCATGATAAAGGCTATCAATCAGATAGCATATTCGCCGATTCTGCCGAGCCTAAGTCCATTGATGAACTCAAAAGCGATCATGGAATCAAAAACATTAGGGGTGTTAAGAAAGGGCCTGACTCAGTTGAGTACGGTGAAGAGTGGTTGGATGATCTGGATTTTATTTGTATTGATCCAACCAGAACACCTAACATTGCTAAAGAATTTGAAAACATTGACTACCAGACGGATAAAGACGGAAACCCAAAAGCAAGGCTGGAAGACAAAGACAATCATACGATTGATGCTACCAGATACGCCTTTAGCGAAGATATGGACAAAAACGGAATTGTAGAAGCAATAGATATTTCTGCTCTAGGTTTCAGATAAGGAGTGAAACAATGTTAACATTTGATGAAGCACGAAAGCTTTATGAAGGGCATGTGATGAATCGCAGACCTCGATTAAAAAAGCTCATGCGCTATTATGAGGGTAATCATGCTATTTTGAATCGTAAGAACCGAAAAGGCAAGAAAGATGCAAAGGTGGTTCATGGATTCCCCCGCTATATCTCCACCATTGCCACTGGCTACACAGGATCGGTCAACTATTCAAAGCTCGAAGACAATGAACCATTAAAAGACATATTCAATTACAACAGCGAATCGTCCGTAAACAGCGATTTGCTTTTATTTTTGTCTATCTTTGGAGAAGCCTATGAAATTGAGTGGCTGGATGAAGATGGCAATTATTGCTTTGAAGCGCTGGACCCACAAACAGTTATGGTGATCACTGATGGCAAAATCAGGGAGAGTGTCACAGATGCCGTGATATTCGATGAAGATGATTTGGCAGGCAACAAAGTCAAAGTTACTATGACCTGTTACGACGCCACCTCACGTATTGTTTACTCATACACTCGACCCGGTGGTGCTTTCAATACTAACAGACCAGAAATTACTACTGGAAGTTTTGAAACGGAAGAAAAGGAGACGCCTCACAAGATGGGACGCTGCCCAATTATTCAAGTTAAGAACAACCGTTGGAACATCGGTGACTTTGAACCCATCATTACAGAAGTTGATGCCTACAATCTTTCAGTATCAAATAGTGTCAACGATCTGACGGACAACACAGATGCCATGATGGTCTTCAAAAATTTAATGGCGACTAGCTTGGAAGATATCAAGGAAGCTAAAGAAGCAGGCGGCTTCAAGGTTGGCGAGAATGGCGATATCACTTGGTTAATCAAAAATGTGAATGATGGTTATGCTGAAAACATTAAGAATCGTTTGGATGCCGACATTCACAAGTTTTCATTTATTCCAGATATGTCTGATCAGCAATTTGCCAGCAATGCAAGTGGTGTGGCCATTCGATACAAACTACTTGCATTAGAACAGCTGAGACTTGAGAAAATCAAGTGGATGCGAAAAGCGCTGCTGACACGATTGAAAATGATCAACGATTATTTAAAAGCGCACAACAAGGGTTTTGATCCCTTGGAAATTGGAATCACCTTTAAAGCAAACTTACCGCAAAACTCGAAAGAGATTGCTGAGTTCGTTCAGATGCTGCAAGGTATTACTTCTCGTACGACGATGCTGACACAGCTTGGAGAAGACATCGTGCCAGACGTTCAAGCAGAGTTGGACACAATCGACTCTGAACAACAGAAGGTAGCGAATGTTGGATTTATTCAAGCGCCAGTAAATGAGGATGTTACCGCAGATGAAGAAGAAAATATTTTAAACGGTGCTCAGATTAAATCTATGATGGAAGTTGTAAATTCGGTAAAAACTGGTGAGCTGACGACTGATCAAGGCCTATCAATTTTGACTGGGTCCTTGGGTATTGACGAAGCACAGGCTCGAAAAGTGGTAGGTATTATGGGGGATGTGATCGATAGTGTCCAATAAGTTATCGTATTGGCAACGAAGGTTGCAGAATCCACTCCATAAGGCTTACAACGAAAATGAACAAGCAACAAGAGCCTGGCTCACGGTTTACGAGCAGGCGAAGAAAGACATCGAAGCAGAGTTGTTCCATGCTTACAGCAAGATCAATAAGCCCAAACCTTTGATCTCTGATTTTTACCGGTACAATCACTTACAAAAAATTGAGAAGCAGATCGAGCAATCCATTCTTGAGTTGGGTGTAAAAGAAGATGACTTCACCAAATCAGCCCTACAACATGCGGCTAAGTTGGGATCGCAAACGGTAAGCAGTGTGCTTCAGACAGGCGTTTTAAACAAGACTGCTATTGATCAGATGGTGAAGCAACCGTGGGCAGGTGACAATTATTCAGACCGTATTTGGAAGAATAAAGCCCAACTGATCGCTAGTATGAAATCAGAACTGACCAGTGGAATCATTCAAGGCAAATCAATCTACCAAGTGGCCAATATGATGGATGCTAGGTTGCAAGTAGGACGTAGTCAGACACAACGCCTTGTCCGTACCGAGTACATGCATGCATTAAATCAAGGTCAGATTGAAACATATCGATCAAAAGGATACACGAAACTGCGTTGGGTAGCGACGATGGATGATAAGACCAGTGACATCTGTCGCAAAAGAAATGGCAAAGAATACGCCATCGATAATCTCCCAGACATTCCAGCTCATCCGAATTGTCGATGTACGTTGGTACCAGTTATCAGTCAAGAAGCTATTGATAAATCTGCTGCTGAATTGCGAGCGGTTCTAACTAAGAAATAGGAGGTGATCAGCATGGATAAGGAACAATCATTAATTATTTGGTTTAAAAATGGATCGACTGGGAAATTTGAAAAAGTCAAAAATTTTAAGCACGAAACCGCCGAGAGCGGTCGAAGCTATCTTAGGTTTTCTTATTTTGGGGTAAGTACCCAAGTTACTCGAGAAGCAGTATTTTGTTTTGATAATATCGCGGGATTCGCAATGGAAGTCTAGCAGCCGCTGGGCTTTTTATTTTGTCCAAGCATTGATGACGTAAAAAGCTATGGGAACGAGCAGGCATGTATTCTCGCTAAAAGGTATGGGAGGAGAACCAAATCATGAAGACGAAACGATTTTTTATGCCGATGCACCTACAATTTTTTGCTGAGGATCCAACACCACCAGTTGATCCAGCAGATCCAGGAAAAGCAGATGAGGATCTAGATAAGGATGGCAAACCGCCAAAATCAGAAGATCCTAATCCAGACGACAAGAAATACTCAGATGCTGATCTGGATAAAATTATCAATCAAAAATTTGCGAAATGGCAAAAAGATTCGGATGAAAAACTACGCCAATCACAATTAAGCGCCGAGGAAAAAGAACAAGAACGCATCAAAAAATTGGAAGAACTGGAACAAACAGTAGCGCAACGTGATGCGATCGATAAGTCCCGCAAGATGCTTAATGAAGCGAAATTACCAGAATCGTTTGCCAAATTTGTCTATGACACCAAAGACGATCAAGCACAAGAAAAGTTTAATGAGTTCCAACAAGCGATGCAAGCGTATCGTGAATCCATTGTAAACGAAGTTATGAAAGACAAAACACCGCCCAAGCCTAAAGAGTCACAAAGCGATGGCAAATCATGGCGAGATCGGGCACGCCAAAACTATCAAAAAGGGAAAGAGAGTGAATAAGCATGGCAGTTATTTTAGACAGTAAAGATCTAGCATTGCTAGACAAGGAGTTTGCCGCAGACTCACAAGTGTGGGAAGTATTGAAACAAGGGGCTTCTGATGTCACTGAAGCGGATTTCGTTGGTGCAAAAGAAGTACGCGTCAACAAAATGAAAGGATTCACGGCTACAGATTACAAACGTAACGAAAACAACGTTCGTAACAAAATTGACGTTGCAAAAGAAACCGTCAAACTAGAAAAAGAACGCTGGATGGCTTACGACTTGGATGCATTAGACCAAACGGAAAACGGCTCCTACGATCCAACAACAGTATTGGAAGAGCACACTCGTCTGGTTGCTATCCCTGAAAAAGACCAAACAGCAGTTGAACGATTGATCACAGCCGCATTTGCTGCAGCGACAGCAGATGGCTACCAAGGGAAAACCGTTAAAGAAGATGTGACAACCGCAAACTCGTTGGCTGTTTTCGATAATGCTGAAGAGTATATGACGGACGCTGAAATCGTTGGACCTTTCGTGATGTTTGCATCTAGTGCGTATTACAAAGCGTTGAAAAACAACGAAAAAGTATCGAAAACATTCACGACCAACGAAGTGAACATTTCTGGTATCAATCGTAAGGTTGCTCAGCTTGACAATGATATCCCAATCTTGAAAGTTGCGAAATCTCGTTTGCAAGTTGATCCAACGAAACACATCAACTTCATCTTGGTTCCTTTGCGTATCGCTGCACCAATTGAAAAATACAACGATGTTACTTTGATTCCGGCTTCTCAAGACCGTGACGGTAACCGTGACACGATCAAAGGTACTAACTACTACGATTTGATCGTTCTTGAAAAAGCACGTCCAGCCATTTATGTTTCCTACGCCGATCCTATTGTGGGTGCGTAATAAAGAAAGGGGATAACCACCATGAAAAAACAATACAAAGTCGTTCATGACTTCAAAGACTTGGAAGATAAGAATCAGCGCATCTATCGTAAAGGAGATGCGTATGAAGGACAACCGACCGAGGAACGTCTTGCAGCATTGACCACAAAGAACAATGCGATCAAAGAAGTTTTGATTGCTGAAGTTCTGGAAGAAAAAGAAGCCGATGGAAAAGAAGCGGCCGCAGTTGCTGATGAATTAAAAGGTGCCGAAGAGTTCCCAGCAGAATTAGGCGTTGAATACGAGGGTGAAGGAACTACACCAGATCTCGCGGCTGAACCTGCCGAAAAGCCAAAAGCTAAAGGCAAAAAAGCCAAAGCAGAGTAGGTGGAATTATGGCACGATCAATGATTGAACGTGTAAAAACTCGCCTTGAAGATTCAGAAGTGACTGTCAGTGACGTTTTGCTAGAGGATCTGATCGATGAAGCTACAGAAGAAGTATTGTCCTGTACGCAACAACCGGTATTGAACCCGCCCCTTGAACGTGTTGTGGTGGGTTCGGTTGTTATCAAGGTAAATAGATTAGGAACAGAAGGAATCTCCTCTGAGGGCTATTCTGGCGTGTCTACGAGTTATCTTGACGGCTTACCAGCTAACCTACGATCGATCGTGTATGCAAACAGCCGTATCGGTTCATGGGGTGATGATGATGAATCCGAGTAGAAAGCGAAAACGATTCGAACTCTGGGAAAACCAGCCAACCAAATCCCCTTCCGGATCTGTAAAGGATAACTGGGTAAAGCAAGAAAAACCGATTGTTGTTAGTCTTTATGATCAAAGCGCACAAAATCAGCTGACATTCGGCAGTTCTGGCGCTCGTATCAAGAAATATGATTACTTAGGTCTGACTACCAACAAAACACTTGTAGCGGCTCGCTATCAGCTTAGAAATGACACTATGAAATTTATGGTGAAAGGCGTGAACAATGAAGGCCGCTTGGCTCAATTGTTTTTGGAGGTGCTGGCAAATGGCTGACACAGGTGATTTTGAAGCGAGTGTGGATGCTGCAGTTGATGAGATTGAACAAATGCTCATCCGAAACATGGGGTTAGCACTTGATCAAGTAGCAAATACAGCCAAAAAAAAAGTAGGTGTCCAATCAGGTGCCTTGCGTGCAGATATCCGACCATTGGGCGTTGAGGTCAATGGTGACGAGATAGTCGGTGCGGTGGGGAATACCGAAGAGCATGCACCGTATCATCATCAAGGAACTGGAATTTACGCACAAGACGGCAATGGTCGAAAAACGCCATGGGTCTATCAGGATCCCAAAACTGGACAGTTTGTATACACCAAAGGATCAAAGCCTAATCCGTATCTAAAAGATGCAGTTGAGCAGGAACAAGGGAACATTTCAAAACTATTAGGGGGTGGATAGATGTTAAAAGGATTTGAAGTGAAACAATGGATTGAAGGGAATTATCCACAGCTTGTGGATAAAGTCTTTCCAGCGTTCACGACAGTACTTGATGATTTATCCATCGTCTATTTCACCAACACGACCTCCGGCGGATATGTTGGCCAAGATACACTCGAACTTCGAGTGATCCATAGTGACTATGATGAGGCTGAAGTCGTGAAAATGAATCTCATCGATATTTTCAGTACCGAAAAGAAAAACACCGCAAATGTGCTGCCTACCGTTTCATTCACTGGTGCAGTTTCTGGTGGCGGTGCGCTGTATCGTGATGATTTACAGATGTGGGAAGTAACTACATTCTTTATTTTAAATACAAAGGAGCGTGCTTAAGCATGGCAGGAGAAAAGCAATTAAGCCCTAATGATGTAATCTTAGGAGCAGGCGAGTTATATCTTTCAGAATTTACAGGTGCAGCCGTACCAGAACATGCCGTCGTTGAAACCGAAGCGAACAATGTTGGTCATACGTCTGGCGGTGCGCAATTTAGTTATACGCCAACTGTGTATGAAGTGGAAAACAGCTACGGTAAAGTGGTGAAACGTAAAATTACAAAAACAGAATGTACCTTTACATCTGGTATTTTGACGTTTGATCCAGCAAAAATTGGATTGCTAACCAATGCAACGATCGCAGAAGATACCGAAAAAGGCACATCGACGATCACATTCGGTGCTGACAATCCGATGAAAAACGTTTTGGTCCGTTTCGTTCACACGAAAGACGACGGCAAGAAAATCCGCTTAACATTGATTGCCAATGCCACAAACGGATTTAACATGTCTTTCCAAGGCGGACAAGAAACCGTAATCGATGCGGAGTTGTCGGCAATTGAATACCTGAAAGACTTTTTAGCAGAAATTGAAACGGAATTAGTAGCAGGGGCGTAATGCCTTTGCTGCTTTTTATTTTTAGGAGGAACTAATTATGCCAATCATTGACTTGCAAACACTAACAGAACAAACAATCGATTTTAAATGGCTTGATGGTGAAATCATCCACGTACCACAGCCAACAGCACGTTTTGTCAACAAAGTTGATCGCGCAGAAAATACAATCCCAAAAGCTCAGGAACTTGTTCTTGAATTCCTTCAAACGAATACAGATAAACGTGAATTTAGTAAAGACGAAATTGAGAACCTCAATTCAGCGCAATTGACCGCTATTTTAATGGCTGTATTAGGTTTTGCTCAAGAGGTCGATTCACACCCAAACTAATACTTCCTGTTCCTAGCGATCCAAAAATATTTAATGCGCTAGTCAATAAACATTTCAAAAAAGATATCTGGGAACAGGAGTTAACAACAAACTCAGGGGATTTAAAAGCAATTGCCGATTATTCCGGTGTTGATTTAGTAGGGGTTTTAGACTTGCCTTACTCACAATTTAAGATTTATCAGCACGATTCTTGGATCACGAACATGCGTCAAAGCGATGATGGTCGTAAGTTTTTAGAGACTTGCTGGCGTTTAAATCAAACAACAGCAGATGAAAAAGCAGTGAAGAAATTTCAACAATATGGAGGTGGAAATTAATGGCTGGAGCAATTGAATTAGCAACAATCAAAGCGCCTGTAGTGGCTGACCAAAGGCAATTTAAACAAGGTATGGCTGAGGTAAAAAAAACAGGGAAGCAAGTTGCAAACGAAATTGAAAAAGAATTTCAAGGCGCTTCGAAAAAATTAGCCACCTCATGGGACAATGCTTCAAAAAAAATTCAAAAAAGCCTGAAAACCACTGATCAAGAGGCAAAAGAATTAACAAAAACAGCCGAAAATATTTACAAAGACGGTTTTGGAAAATCAATAAATGATGTAGTCAAATCGCTGTCTCAGACCAAACGCGCCATGGGCGATATTGATTCAGCTGAACTTGAAACAGCCACGAAACGAGCAATGGATCTTAGAGACACTATGGGTGTCAAGATGAGCAAATCGATAAAGATGGCTAAGCAGGAAATGGAACAATACGGGTCCACTGCAGAGCAAGCATTTGATCGAGTGGAAAAAAGACTTCAAACTACTGAAGCAGCGTGGGAAAAACTAGGTGCTAAGGGAGAAAAGTTAACAACGATCGGTAGTGCTTTGACAGCTGGCGTAACTGTTCCGTTAGTTGGAATTGGTGTTGCTGCGCTAAAAACAGCCGGTGATGTTGAAACGGCAAATGCCAGAATAACTAGTTCTCTCGGTCTAACCCAAGAGCAAAGTGCTGCAACAAAACAAGCAATGGAGCAAATTTTCTCAGACGGCTATGGTGAATCATGGGATGACGTCGCTGATTCAATTATCCAAGTGAAACAGCAATTAGGCGACATTCCTGACGATCAGATTGTCAAAGTGACAGAGAACGCTCTTATCTTAAGAGATACTTTAGGGCAGGACATGGGGGAATCTCTGCGTGGGATCAATTCTCTGATGGTCAATTTTGGCATGGATGCTGATTCTGCAATGGATCTGTATGTAACGGGTGTTCAACGTGGTTTGGATAAAACGAATGAGCTAGGCGACAACCTAGCAGAATATGGTCAACTTTGGTCTCAGGCGGGATTTAGTGCTGAACAAATGTTTGCGGTATTGGAAAATGGTCTGAAATCAGGAGCTTATAACCTTGATAAAGTCAATGATTTCGTCAAAGAATTTACGATATCACTAACTGATGGTCGGATTGCGGACAACTTAGATAAATTTTCTGGTAGCACACAAGGTGTGTTTAAAGAGTTTCAGAAAGGGAAGAAAACTGCTCAAGATGTTTTCAAATCAGTTATTAATGATTTGGAGAATACAGAAAATCAACAAGACAAGCTCACATTAGCAAGCACTGTCTGGTCAGCTCTAGGTGAAGATAATGCAATGAAGATCATCGAATCATTGAATGATGTAAATGATTCCTACGATGAAACTGCTGATGCGATGGAAAAAGTAAAAGCTCAGCAAGAAGAAACTTTCGGATCAAGAAGCAAAGCGTTGTTTCGTGATGCACAGACAGCACTGCTTCCGCTTGGCGAAGCTTTGTTGGATATCGCGGAAAGATACATGCCGAAAGTAGAAAAAGCCGTAGATGCCTTCTCAGATACGTTGAATTCAATGAGCGATGAAGACATCCAAAGAGTATTGAAGATCGGTGGATTTGTAGCATTAGCAGGACCAACTGTCGTCGCAATTGGAAAAGTTACAAAAGGAATATCAACTATTGGTAAAACAATGAAGATTGCTTCCGGGTTGCTAGGTGGCGGCGCTACAAGTTTTAGTTTGCTGGGATCTGCTGCTAGCACTGCCGCAGGATCTGGAGGTATAGGTGCGGCATTATCGACTGGTGCGCTTTTAAATCCTTGGATCTTAGGAATGACTGGGACACTAGCTATTGGTTACGGTGCTTGGAAGCTGTTCGGTGAAGAAGCATGGAATTCAGCTCAAAGAGTTCAAGAATGGGGAACTTCCGTTTCGGAAGAGACCGGAAAAACGCTTGAAGATGTTCGAGAGTTCTCTCAAGACAGCGCAACTTTCCTTGATAACTTTGATAAAGGTGTCGACACCAGCGCAAAAAATGTAGAAGAAAAATTTGCTTCCATGCAAAAGACTATTTCTGATACCGTTGACGAAATTAATAAAAAGAATCAGGAAATAATTGACCAATTACCAGATGAGCAACAAGACGGGGCACAGAAAAACGCTGATAAAATCAACAAACTGAATGAACAAGTTGAACAAGCTACTCAATCTATGTCAGACAGGGTTGTTGCCATTTACCAAAAACATAATGGTGAAGTCAGTCAATTTACGGACGAAGAGAAAGAAATCGTTCTTTCTGCGAGAGAGTCAATGATTCAGGCAGAAGTCAACTTATTAAATCTGTCAGGAGAAAAGAAAAAAGCGGTTATGGTTGCAATGAGTGCAGACATTAACCAGATGAATCTGAAACAGTCAGGGGAATACGCAAATTATTTAACTGAAGCTGTTCAAAAAAGTAATGATTCATACAATGATCAAATCGCACAGCAGAAGGAAGCTTTGGAAGCAGGGCTGATTTCTCAAAATGATTACGCTGCTAAAGTGGCAGAAATCCAAACAAATCACGATGTTTCAACCCAAGCATTTGCCGATAAGTTATATCAGTACTATACAAAGATGGGTACAGATGTTGGTACTATGCGGCTTGCCTTTGAAGATCTCGGTCTAAGTTACGATGAAGTTGCTGCAAGAGCAAATCAATCAGCAGAAAAAACTGCCGAAAGCAACTCCATTTTGGCAAAGTCAGCTGAAGACATGTCTCAAGAAATGATCGTAGCTAATGAGCAATGGAATGCGATGGTATTCGATCCGAAAACAGGTGAGGTAAAAACTAACGCTAAGGAAGAAATAGCAGCTGCTGCAGCCAGTAAAGAAGGATGGGAAAATCTTGAATTCACCTTAAAAAATGCGAATTTGAACAGTAATGCTCGAGATACGGTTGCGGTGGCGATTGGAGAAGCTGGCAACTGGAATGAGATGAGTTTTGATCAAAAATTCTTAATAGCCAATGGAGATCAGGCTAGAGTTGAGTTTTATGATTCGATTAACGCAGCTGATAAATGGAACGCCTATGAAGCGGTGGTTAAAGAGATTGGTGCAGATAATTTTCAAGCGTTACAAGCTATTTTTGAATCGGATAAGAATTTGAAAGCTTGGAATGAACTCGATCCTGAATTAAAAGACATCATAGTCAACGATGAGGCTAGCGATCGGCTGATACCTGGAACAAAACTCTATGAAGATTGGATGAGGTTGCCGGATAGTTTGAAAAACATAAAAGTAAATTCGGATACTTCTGGGGTAACAACAGCCAAACAAGCAATCGCTAGTATCCCGGATAATACTGTTAAAAATATCTGGATCAAAACGCAGGTCAGTGATTCTACTTCAAAAACGTTATACAACAGAGGCGTTTACGGGACAACTGCCGCAACAGGAAATCGAGGATTGCCCAAAGATCAAACTGTCATGGTCAATGACCAAAAAGGTCCTTTGTATGAAGAATTAATCACACCTCCTGATGGCACACCATTTATCATTCCGAAACAACGAGACGTAATTTTACCTTTGAAAAAGGGTACTCGTATCGATAAGGCTGTTGATACAAGAAGCATTTTGAATTCAATTCCTCGTTTTGCAAGTGGTGTAGGGAATCAATTGCCTTACGATGGATACAATGCGTCTTTTAAAAATGGATCTGTACCTATAAAAGAATCAGGTTCTCAAAATGATTTATATGCAGTAATCAGTCTTTTAACTGATTTGATTTCGAAAGAAAAAATCATAGAGATTATAGCTGATAATCGAAAAATCGCGCGAGGAACTTGGAAGTACGATGAGGAATTCAAAAGCCAGCAAAGTAGTGTGGATAAAATAAAAAGGGGGGAGAGGTAACGTGACTGGTATATTTTTAAAAGTTAATGGGTTTGATTTTTCTCCCCATTTCGTTATTAACGCAATAACGAGACCCGCTTACTCAGTGATTAATGAAATGGTAAATATCAAGAGTGTGACTGGTCAAAAAAATGTATCTACAAAATTCGATAGCTTTTTGATCACTTTAGATATAACTATAGCGCCTGACTTAAGCAATTCTGAGTTTAGCGTTACCGAGATTGAAAATCTTATCAAAGAAAAAATGTTGTCAAAGACGGATCAGCAATACATCTTTTCTGATAGACCCGACAGATATTACTTAGGAAAATTGGAAGGAGAAAGTTCTGTTGTATGGATTACGGAAACTTTGGCAACTATGACATTAAGTATACGTGTGGCCGACGGAATGGCTCACGCAATGGAACCTAAGTCATTCCCATTTATCACAACAAACGGTGACACCATAGCCACAGTCCAAAACAACGGAACATATCAAACACCGATAGATATTGAGGTCACTTTTACTAGTGATGCCAACTCTATCGGTTTCGTTTCATCTGATAATATTGTGCAGCTGGGAACGTCATATTCAGAGGATAGTGAGAATTCAATTGCATCCGATAAAATCATGAATGACGATATGGGTACTGCGACTAAAAACCTATGGTCTGTAAATGTAGGTCGTCCGAGATGGCGATATGACGATGGCGATAATACCTCAAAGGTAGAAGGCACATTGACGTGGGGAAAGACTGATGTCGCACCTGCCTCATACGGTTCCTTTGATACTTCTAAGCCTGGATATTGGCATGGGCCAACTATAACAAGGATGTTGACTGATCCCCTTACTGATTTTGAAGTTTTGCATAGGTTGGAGTTTAAGCCAAGAGGTACTAAAGCACAAATGCCACTTTGCCAAGGTTTGATTGAAATAAATTATTCAGATGCAGACAATAATTTTATCCTAGGTTTCGAGATGAAAGATAACACGACTACTAGTGATCAAGTGACATACTCGTTTTTCGTGGGTGATTATCGTATCTATGAAGCTAATTTGCCCAAAAGTGTACTAACTTATAATGGTGGATTCTTTGGATCGTTACTTATGGGGAAAGTCGGGAATAAGTTTTATTTTAGGTTAGCTAGGATAGACGGTGATACCTGGAAAGAAACTTGGAGTACGCCAATAAAATCTTGGACAAATAATACAGTAGCTATGCTATCCGCAAGCATTATCAATGCATTTATGGCCCAGTGGAGGAACTATCGGACAATGAGTATCAAGTTGACCCATACCAGGATCACTCAATTTAACACAGACACAGAATCGTTGATACCTAAAACATTTTATGAGGGGGATAATTTATTCGTGGATGGCGCAACCAACCGTGTGTACATCAATGGTATACGAGATGATAGCTATCGAGTAACCGGGAGCAGTCAATTTCTGACAGCGCAAAAAGGAACTAATGAGGTAGTTGCTATTTCTGATGGATCATTTGAGGGCAAATTAACTATAAGGGAGAGATATCTATGATTTATCATTTTCTTGACAGGCAATTCAACCCTTTGACGTTTATTGACACAGAGGCCTCAGACGGAATTGTTGTAGCAGATGATATCCACGATGTCGGGTTGACCAACAGAACATTACTAAACACTTTGACCATGGACATTTACAAACAAACTGGTCCAAGAATAAATGATTATGATCCAAATGCACCATATGAATCCTCGTTGATCAAAGAAGCGAATTACGTTGTTTTTCAAAATGATCATGAGAAAGATGTCTGTCTTTATGTCCGCGCATTAGAATCAGAAGATGAAACAATACGCCCTATATCTTGTGTAGATATTGGAACAGAGTTACGCAACGGATCCGCAACGATTTTTACTAGCAGTAACCCTCAGTATATTGATTACTATGTAAACCGTGAATTATATGACACGGGGTGGACTATTGGCTTGAATGAGCTTGGTACAGATATCAAACGATTAGTTGATACCAGTACGGACGAAACGCCACTAGCTCGCTTGCAGAGGATTTGCGAAGCTTTTAATTGTGAGATGACATTCACAGTCGATTTTCAAAATATGAAAGTAGTTCGCAAGTTAGTAAATATCCATTACCAAATCGGTTCTGAAAAGACCGATAAGGTTCTGTATTCTGGTGTAGATGTGATATCGATGCAAAAATCGGTGGATATTGACAATGTTATCACTGCGATCGAAGACACTAATCATGGTTTTGATGATTTAGGGATAGGTGACGGGCGCTTTTTTACTCGAAAAGGTGAATCAATTATCTATGATCGAGAAGCAAACGCATTGTACGGACGAGGAAACACATCGGTTGAAAGGTTTAGCGGATTTATAACAGGCCGCTATGCAAGCACAGGATCAGCACCTATTGAAAACTATAATGAATTAAGAGCAATATTGGAGGCACGTAGCCAACCTACCTTTTCCGCTGAGGTCGATATGCTCTTTAATGATGGAGATTTTGAAGTTGGTGATTGGCTCAC